AACAGTCTCGCACCACATCGCGCGCACCGCTGCTAGAGAACTGGCGTCGGGCATCGGTTTTGAAACCGCGCCGAAAGCATTGCATCGCGCGCACCGCTGCTAGAGAACTGGCGTCGAACGCCAAACGGCGGCGCGGCGGCGGCGCGGCGGCGGACATAAAAAAATGGCCAACCCCGAAAGGTTGGCCAAACGGTGGGCATAAAAAAATGGCCAACCCCGAAGGGTTGGCCACAAGATCATTCAGGCTTTGGAAAGTCCCAATGGAACCGGCCAATGGCCGCGACAGTTTCGTCATACGATTCCGCGCCCATGCCCGCATCGGTAAAACTTGCGCGGCACATATCGACCTGCGCGCCGATTGCATAGACCGCAGCGCGCGCCACGAAGGGCGATATCAACCGCATAGATGCCGCGCCATGCAGACCTTCCACAGCATCGCGCAGATCATCAGGCCCCGCCACTTCCAAGGCGGTAAAAGAGGCGATCAGCGACAGCGCCAAAATCGAGTTATCCATTTTTGAAATCCTTTTGATTGAGAGGGAAAGAGAGGGGCCGCTTGCGCGGCCCCGCCCGTTATTACTTGATGCCGTTAGACGACAGGATGTCACCGATCAGCTTGGCAACCTTAGTCGCTGTTTCATGGCTCAGCGATCCGTCGCGCTTATCGATAGGCTTGCGCAGCATTTTGATATACTCCGCGCCTTTCGTGACGGCCCGTTCCAGATCGGTTGATGTAGTAGACGCGCCGCGCTTTTCAGTTTCGACCGCCTCACCCGCCGCGATCTTAGCTTCGATTTCAAGATCACCCGCGATTGCCGCCATGCGCTTTACAAATGCAGGGAATTCCTTCCCTTGGAAATCGGTCTTGAAATCCCGCTTGCACTTTTCAGTGTATGGCAGACCCGTCGATTTAAGACCTGCGCGCCGCATCATCACGTCACCTTTTACATTCGCGTCAAACAGCATCGCCGCTTGCTCAACCCCGCAGAAGATGACAGCATAGAACCGCAGGGCAAAATCATAGCCCGCGCTTTCCTCATTCGAACGCGTGTCGCCAGCTTCAAGCTTGCGCAGCGCTTTGAGTGTCACGCCGTGGCCGCCAACATCCACAGGCCCGAACAGCAGATTGTAAACCGCCAGCGCAGACCGTTGCTCAGCACCTTGGCTTTCGCGCCACGCATCGGCCGCAGCAATTTCAGCGGCACCGACAGAGAAACGAACGGGGGTAGAGGTATTTTTCTTAGAGGTAGACATCAGAAATCCCTTTCAATTGGATTGCATATTGGCCGAACCACTCGAACCAATAACGCCATTATGCAGCGAATAGCACTAGATTGCAACCGATGTAACCCGTAACAATGGTTAGGAAAGACCCTAACGCCGCCCGAAACGCCGCGAACCGCCGACCCCCACCACCCCCCACCGCCCGCGCGACAGCTCGGCACCATATCCCCTATAGTATTACTATACCGCACAACCACAGCTCTATTTCAGTACATTATATTACATTACACCAGATAGCACCAGATATAATTTCTTACTACCCCCTCCCCCTTCGTTTTCGGCGCGGCTACGTGGGTTCAAAAGACGAGGCCCCCCTTTTCTATTTGGGACTCCCCGTGCAAAAAGCGGCCATATAGCATAAATTTCAAATACCTGCTAAGCTCTACAAAACCTTCCGAACAGGATGCACCATGGAACTCAAAATCGACGCGGATATGCCCGTCCCAGAGGGGAACAGCACCGACAACTACATGTCTACACTCAAGGCTGCCGCAAGCACCGCACGACTCCTCGAAGAGGCAGGGCTAGACATCACTTTCGGCGATGAAGACCTAGACGATGCAGCCGCAACCGCACGGCAGGCAGCACGGAATCCCACTTCGCTGCAGACACGGCAGGCCATAAACACCATACCCAAGAAGACTCCCGCATCCCTCATCCTTACAGAGCGGATTCTCAACGACTACGGCCACAAAATTGTACAAGAAGCTGCACAAGTGCGGCATATGGTGGTCAACAAGCTCATTCAGGAGACCGAGAATCCAGATGCACGCATCCGCGTGAAGGCGCTGGAGCTGCTGGGTAAGGTATCAGATGTAGGTCTTTTCTCCGAAAAACAGGAGATCACAATCACGCACCAGACGAGCGACGACCTACGGGCCCGCCTGCGCCGCAAGCTCGAGAAGATGATTGACGTGACGCCAGCGGAAGATGCAGACTTCTACGAAGTAAACCAAGAAGGGAGCGAGGAATGAGCAAGAATGGTGAAGTAGTAAAGTTCTACCCGAAGGACGCAGCCAAGAGCGCCGATAACGTTCTCGAGCAGGCCATGGGACAGTACGACCAAGTGTTGGTTATCGGCTGGAACAAGGATGGAGATTTCGATGTTCGGGCCACGCTAGGTCTCAAGGACGGCGCAGAGTGCCTGTGGCTAATAGAGGTCTTCAAGCACAAGATTATGAGCGGTGTGTTTATGTTGGAAGATGAGGAAGATGAGTGAAGACTTCACGCGCGAAGAGCTGGAGCTGCTTCTGCAGAGCGTGGATACTCTCAGCGAGGTAGAGCTGCTCGAAGTCGAGAAGATGCTCGAGGAGTTGGATAGGCGCGCGACTCTCCAAGCGGCACGGGACGACCTAATTGCCTTCTGTCAGTATATGGACTCCAACTACAAGGTTGGTAAGCACCACCGCATCCTCGCAGACCAGCTTATGGCTATTGAAGCGGGCGATAAAGACCGTATTGCAGTCAATATTCCGCCCAGACACGGCAAATCTCAGCTTGTTTCGACCTATTTTCCGGCTTGGTTTATCGGCCGGAACCCCGGAAAGAAGGTCATGTTGGTGTCCCACACCACCGATTTGGCTGTGGATTTTGGCCGAAAAGTGCGAAATTCGATAGATTCTGCGGCCTATGGGGACATATTTCCGGGCACGGCGCTCGCTGCTGATTCTAAATCCGCGGGCCGGTGGAACACTACTACAGCATGCGAGTTCTATGCAGCGGGCGTGGGCTCGGCACTCGCGGGCCGTGGTGCTGACTTGCTCCTCGTCGACGACCCACACTCCGAACAGGACATCCTGAACGGTAACTTCACGGCATTCGAGAAAGCCTACCAGTGGTTCGCGTACGGCGCCCGGACACGTCTGATGCCCGGCGGTAGAGTGGCTATCGTACACACGCGTTGGCATTCTGACGACCTGACGGGGCGACTCATCAAGGACATGGCCAGCAACGAGGACTCTGATCAGTACGAGGTGATTGAGTTCCCGGCCATCCTCGAGGTGGAGGACAAAGATACAGGCGAGATCGTCCAGCGCGCACTCTGGCCGGAGTTCTTTGATCTAACTGCTCTGCTGCGTACAAAGGCCAGCATGCCCGTGTTCCAGTGGAACGCGCAGTATCAGCAGAATCCGACAGGCGAAGAGGCGGCGATAATCAAGCGTGACTGGTGGAGAATATGGCCAGACGATGACCCGCCAGCCGTAGAGTATCTTATCATGGCACTGGACGCCGCAGCCGAAGCAAACAACCGAGCCGACTTTACATCGCTGACGACGTGGGGTGTGTTCTTCAATCACGAGGAAGACATGCACCAGATCATCCTGCTCAATGCTATCAAGCAGCGCATGGAGTTCCCCGAGCTCAAGGCCATGTCCATGGAAGAGTACAAGGAGTGGGAGCCTGACGCGTTCATCGTCGAGAAGAAGAGCTCCGGTACGGCACTCTATCAGGAAATGCGGCGCGCTGGGGTTATGGTGCAGGAGTACACGCCTGTCCGCGGTTCGATAAACAACCCGAACAGTAAGATGGCACGCCTCAACTCTGTGTCAGACATAATCTCGTCGGGGCTCGTGTGGATTCCGGCAAAGCGCTGGGCCGAGGAGCTGGTCGAAGAAGTCGCGGGATTCCCGTTTGCGTCAAACGATGACCAAGTTGATACCACGATCATGGCACTTATGCGGTTCCGCCAAGGGGGGTTCATCAGACTTCCAACGGATGAGCGCGACGAAGAGATACCCTATAGACGGAAGGTTGACTATTACTGAGTTCGGGGTATATTTGAGATACGTCTCTCCTCTGCAGGCGGCATCCCTCCCTGTGTCGCCTGCAACTCCCCCCTATTATTACCGTGATTTAATGCTATACTAAGCCAAACCTCGTAGGGGATAGGCCATGGCCATTGAAAAAGTAATGACTCCGTTTGATATGGGCCCACAGGATGAGCCTGATGTCGAGATGATTATCGCCACAGATGAAGACCCAACAATCGAAGTAGACATCGAGAGTGGTGAAGTCACCGTAGACTTTGGTGATGGTGAAGATGACGGCGAGGAAGAAACCCCCGTCGAGCACGACTCTAACCTTGCCGAACATATCGAAGAAGACGAGCTGGAGAGCATTGCCAGTGATCTCATAGATTCATTCTTGTCTGACCGTGAGAGCCGCAAAGACTGGGCGTCCGCATATACTAAGGGTCTAGACCTCCTCGGACTGAAGATCGAGGATCGTACCCAGCCTTGGCCCGGCGCATCTGGCGTGTATCACCCAATGCTGACCGAGGCCGTTGTGCGATTCCAAGCGCAGGCAATGGGCGAGCTGATGCCCGCATCGGGGCCCGTCCGCACAAAGATCATGGGTAAGCTGACGCCAGAGAAGGCAGCGCAAGCCCAGCGCGTCCAAGACGAGATGAACTACCTGATCACAGAATCC